TAAAATCAGGCCACAAGAGCACGATTGGCGAACAAATACAAAAGCAAAAAGTGCTGCTATTTTTAAGGAAGTGCGAGATAAAGCTGCATACGATACTACATACCAAGAGATGAGAAAATCATGGAGATTAGCAGAATGACAAATCCCATTTCCGCTGTGAAAAATACTAGAGTTGTTTACTCTACTTTCCTTCAAAAAAAAGTACAGGAAGTTCAGGTTCAATTCAAAGACGAAGATCCTGCATGGATTCCTTATGATACACTTCTAGCAATGCTTACTCTGAAAAATGACTGAGGATCAACTAGAATTTGAGAGATGTATTGATGATGATTACAATGTAATCAATCACTATTATCGTGCTAAACGTTGGCATCCAGATATTCCATTTTTTCTGCAGGATGAAAATGGAGACACTTACGAATTTGGATGGAGTTTAATCTATCAATATATTGGGAAGTTAAATGACTGAACAAGAAAAAATGTTGATTGCTCTACGGCAAATAGATAATATTGTTAAACTGACAGAAGATAATGAATACAGACATTATCTTTACTGCAAACTGTCAAGTGTTAAGTGCGAACTAGAAAGACAAATTAGGAACTTAAATGGAACAACAGATTAAAGAACGTCCTCAAGTCTCAGAGATAACGTGGATTGATGATGCTTTCTATGTGGAACAAACCCGTTTCATGTGGAAGAGTGTCCGTAAAGATACTGGCAAAGATTTTCTCTTTGGTATGACAAAAGAGATAGTTATTGATATGTCACGTTGGCATCTTAAGTGTGAACAAGAAGGTACACTTGAACAATATACGAGAGTTGTTGGTGACGCATTTGTTGGAGGAAAACTATGAGCAAGAAGTCTAAAAAATCTCAGAAAGGTGATACTTGGGAATGGGAAGAAACACCAGAACTAAAAGAGGCTTTAAGAAAACTACATACAAAAAAGCCAAATCAAGATGTTAAATCTAATTAAAAAATTCTTTGCTCCTACAGTAAAAGAAACAAGTTCTGCATTTTATCTTGCTGATAAAATTGTAGAGTTGCAAGAGAGAGTTGCTGAATTAGAAACAGAAAATGACGAATTGCATGATCTTGTTTTAGAAATTGAAATCTCACTCAAATCGCAGATTGACAAGATACAACCAGTAATATATAATATTCATGATAGTAACAAAGGTACATGACTTATTCTATTACTCTGAAAACTTCCGAAGGGGAACAAACTATTGAGTGTCCCGATGATTCATACATTCTTGATGCTGCTGAAGAGCAAGGAATTGATCTCCCATATTCTTGCCGCGCTGGCGCATGTTCTTCCTGTGCAGCAAAGATCGAGTCTGGCACTGTAGATCAGAGTGATCAATCTTTCTTGGATGATGATCAATTAGAGGCAGGATTTGCATTGATTTGTGTTGCATATCCCACTAGCGATTGTGTGATTAGAACAGAAGCAGAAGAAGAGCTTTACTGAAATAAATATTACATACTGTTGATGTATGTAACATGGAGGATAAAAAAGTTTGCAAAAAAATTATCAAGAGAGCAAAGAAACACCCTGAGTGGTACACTCCAGAGGAAGTTTCTTACGCTAAATTGATGAAAAAAGCAATCAAGAAAAGAAAAGAGGAGGGATTAGGGCCCTCTAAAGTGTCCTGATAGTGTAAGCACTCATCTGACACATGGCAACCCGCTCCCGCATTGGCATTGAACTTAAGGACGGCAGCATCCTGTCTTCTTACCATCACTGGGATGGCTATCCTGAGTGGTTGGGACGCATCCTGAAGACTCACTACAACTCCCGCGAACAAGCAGCGGATCTGATTGATGGTGGTGACATGTCTGCTGCCTGGGGTGATGAAAATCGTGCTGAGTATTACTCTGAGCGCGGTGAGAATTGCCCTCCTCGTTATGATGAAACCCGCGAAGAGTTTCTCTCTAATGGTGAAGAGTTCTCCTACATCTTTACTAGCGCGGGTTGGGTATGTTATGATATGAACGAGTTCAACGATAAGCAACCTGAAAGGGTTATTATTCCAGAGGGAGCACTGATGGCATGATTGATTTAGATAGTCTTTCTCATGAAGAGAAAGAATTGTTGGCAGAAGATTGTGAAGACTATCTTCTGCATCGCAATATCCCATTGCGATCTCATTCATATGACAACATTATCCTTCACGCTATGAGAGAAGGATACCAAATTCAAAAGTTTGATCGTATCTCCAAACCCCAATCATGACTGACAAAGAACTGGAAACCGTAGCTGAAGAGTTTTGGACTGAAGTTGAAGCTGAGGCAGAGAGGTTAGAGATTACGGTTGATTACTATCTTGCAGAATTTTATTGCACCTGATATAATTGATGAGTAATTTACAAGAACCAATGGCACAAAAGTTTCTTTTCAATGTTGAACACTTTGTTCCTTTCCCACAGTCTGAATATGGAGGATTGTGGGTAGTTATTGCCGAACATGAGGATGAATGTTTCGATTTGATTAGTAATCGAGACGATGGTATGAATCAACAATTTTATTCAAAACTTCGCCAAAATGTTGAAAAGTCTACCTATTATGCGCTCGCTGATAATGTTCAGTCGGGTATTGTCGAGGAGTTCATTACATGAAACCTGATGCAATTCTTTCCTGGAAAGATCATATTAGGAAAGGAAATGTGTGGAGAGTTCAAGTAGAACTTTCTATGCAAGATACGCCAGGAGGAGATCTCTACACTTATGTTGTAGAGGTTCATGTAGTGGCGACAACACAATCTTTGGCTCAATACATTGTATCTACAATGTATCCCGATTATGAGTTAATTTCAGTTGACGATGAACCCTGTAGAATCTCTGACTTTGCCCGATGATTTCCCCCATCAACCCCCGAAGAACTATTCGTACAAAGTTAAACCCTTTAAGCGTAATGTTGTTGCTATTTGGTTACAGCATCCCGATCGTTACAACCATAGCAGTGATCGTGTTTCTACGATCTGGGGGTTCTACAATACAAAGTCGGGAACCTATTCAGCGCCTGTTAATGCCACCAAGTGTGGAGATACGGTAGACATTTCTAATACTCGTCCCTATACTGCAATGCAGTTGAATCTCAATCCATTAGAACATGTCTTATATTCCTAAGGTTGATGATTATGTAAAATGGAAAACCCACGAGGGTTGGGTATATTTCAAATGCGATGATTCCATCAGCATTGAAATAGGTGTGAAAGATGTTGTGTGCTACAAAGGTACATGCCATAAAAAGAATCACATTTTGTTAGTATGTCCGAGGTTTCAATGGGATGAACTAGAGTATATTAAAAACAGAAGAAATGGAGAAGACACCTACAAATCTCAGGAGAATAGGTACTTAGACACACAATGATCTATCAACTTTGTTATCTAAAACCAAAGAAAAAAGGTTTCTCTAATCAATCAGCGACATTTATGAAAATTGATGATGCTATTTTTTGGGAATCTGTCATGAAAGAAAAAGGTTGTAAGGACTTCAAAATCTTAATTAAGTAAACTGGGCCCTTCAAACTGTCTCACTATTGTAAGCACTGAATCATGGATTATTATTTGAACGAGCAACAAATCGAAGAACTTGAAAACTTTGATCATATCGCAAATGATTTATCTGAACTTTTTGAAGAACTTGAAGAGTTCAACATGAAAGATTATCTTAACTCCAACATTGATTACTGAAATGAATTTTCCTACTTCAACTGTCAACGTTCTGCCTCATCTGAATGATCTTAAAAAGGTTTGGCGAGATCAAGATTTTCGATTCACTAAAGATCAGCAAGAGCAATATGATATGCTAATGCAAGCTCGTCGTGAACGTGTTGCATGGTTCTATGAAACAGATCGAGTGCAGAAAGGGCCAAAAGTTACTAAGAAAGAAGAACAACAAGAAGAAGAATCGTGATTGCATCTCCTGCTATTCTAAATAGTAGGAGATTTTTTTCTATTTCGATGAAGACTTTCGCCACATTTATGATAGAAGCATATGACAAGGATGTCATGGGTTCTTCTCAAATTCGCCGCACTGGTGAAGGTGGAAGAGTTGGAAAAGATCGCCGCAAAACTGATGCTGAAAAGAGGCGCACTAAGTTAGGGCCTGGTGGCACAAGAGTAGCCGCTAAATCATATAAAGATCGTAAAGATATTGGACAACAGAGACAAGCATCTACAAGAGTTCAACAACCTGAGAAGGAAAGAGGTAGTGCTGAAGTAAAACAATCATATGCTGATAAAGTAAGAGCAGAGAGGAAGAAAGCAGCACAAGCAAGAATAGCAGCAAGAAAATCTGGTGGTGAGGTGAAGAAAGACACCACATCTGTTAAGGATAAAGAGAAAGCAGCATCCAAACTTCTGACAAAGAAAACACCAGCAAAACCTAAAACTGGTGAGAAAATACAAAGAACAACTGAGCGTCAATATACAAGAGATGAGAAGAAAAAGATGGTGAGAGCAGGTAAGAGATTAGTGAAAGATATTGTAAAAGGTAGAGATCGCCCTGCATCTGAATATCAGCCTTGAGGGCCCTCTAAAGTGTCTCTCTAGTGTAAGCACGCGACTTGTCTATGTCTCGCCCTGAAACTCTGCTCACCTTTGCTGATTATGCTGAGGACTTCAAAGCACGGGTTCAGATTCACAACTACGAAGTGAAAAAACTGGGAGAAGATATTTCTCTTCTCCTAAATGTTCTCACCGACAAAGCATATTACGCTGCGATTGATCGGTGACAAGATGAGGGGATTTCTCCCCTCTTTTTTATTGGGCCCTCTAATGTGTCCTAATAATGTAAGCAACGTCAGCGCCCTTTACAATCGTCTGTAAGGGTGCTATCATTATTATTTGGTGTCAGACTACCTGCCTGTGACTATTACTCTTCGTCCACATCAACAACGCGCCACAGATGCTATGTTGGTGCATGATAAGGGGCAAATCATTGTGCCCACTGGTGGTGGTAAAACCTTGACGATGATCATGGACACCAAGAAACGCCATGAGGTTATCAACAACGGCACCACAACAGTTGTTGTTGCTCCGCGTATTTTGCTGGCAGAACAACTGTGCAGTGAATTTATGGAGGTGATTGATCCTCACAACAGTGATCCTTATCTGCATGTTCTTCACTGCCACAGCGGTGAAACAAAGTATATGAGCACAACCAAAGCAAAAGAAATTCATCTTTATGCAAGTTGTGCTCGTGAATGTGGTGAGAATGTTATCATCTTCACTACTTACAATTCTCTGCATCGTGTCATGGAGGCAGATATTGAGGTGAACACTATCTACTTTGACGAAGCACATAACAGCGTCAAGCGTAACTTTTTCCCTGCGACTGAGTTCTTTGCTAATGATGCAGATCGCTGCTATTTCTATACAGCAACCCGTAAGACTTCTGTCACTATCAACAAACCAGGCATGAATGATGTCGATGTTTATGGTGACATTATCTGCCGTGTTTCTGCTCCTGAGCTTGTCGATGGTGGATATATTATCCCACCTCGTATTCAAGCAAAGCAATTCTTCATGCACAAGAAAGCAGGCATGATTTCCTGCGAGACTGATGCTGAGAACATCATTGATACCATCGAAGAGACTGACACCAAAAAGATTCTAGTTTGTGTCAAGACTTCGCGTCAACTTATCAATCTGATGAAAGCAACTGATTTTGCTGATGAGTTGCATGATCTTGGATATTCTTACCTCTATATTACATCTAAGACTGGTGCAGTTGTTGATGGTAAGAAAGTTGATCGCGAACAATTCTTTGAAACTTTGAACAAATGGGGACGTGATCCTGACAAAAAGTTTGTTGTTCTTCACCGCTCTATTCTGTCTGAAGGTATCAACGTCAGCGAACTTGAAACTGTTATCTTTCTCCGTAACATGGATGTGATTGAGATGACACAAACCATTGGACGTGTTCTCCGTACTGGTAACAAGTCTAAATCTTTTGGGCTTTGTGTTGTTCCTGTTTATTCTCAGGTTGGTATTGCAACTGAACGCGCATTGCAGACAGTTGTTAATACTGTATTTGAAAAAGGTGAAATGCTTGATAGTGTGGTGCGCCGATGAATGATTTTGAAATTGCATTAGAACGGTATCACAAAGCATACCAACTGATGAAAAAGAAAGAGAGACTTAAAAAAGAATTGCCACCTAAAGGCAGTGCATTTTATCGCTATTATAGTGATCCTAGTC